CTTTCATTAAATACATAAGTGATAGCACAGTTTTGCCCCATCTCCGACCACATACTAGAACTTTGAATCTGCTCGGGTCGTTTAATATATTTTTTCTTATTTGATTTATTTTCCATTGAATCATTTTTTTATTTTTTTAATCTGACCACTTTTTGTTCTAGCAAACTTATGTGTTTTAGTTTCTCTTATTAAAGTTCCAGTATATCTTTTGTTTCCCCACTTCCAACTTACTTTTTTAGCCATTTAATCTTCTCCTATAACCATTACTTGTATTGGTTCGTTTTTATTAGTTACTTCCTTAGTCTCTTTAGCTTTTCCTTCTAACCGCTCAACAATAAACTGTATTGCTCTTAAATCTCCACGCTCTGCTAATTGAAACAGCTTACTTAATATTATCTCTCTTCTCTCTCTGCCATTTACTTCTTGAAAACTAAATTGTTTAATTAAATCAGTATAAGCATTTCGCCTACCATTAGGGTTTCCTGACTCCCCTTTTTTCCATCTATTACCTAACTTATTACCTTTTGCAAACTTACCATCTTTGCGTTTGTTCTGCGTTTGTTTACTCATCTAATTGTACTAATCCCATTGAGATAGGTTTGTTTAACATATCCATTAAATCTTTAACTTTATCATTGTCCATCTCAAAAACATCAAACTCAATTCGCCAGTTGTGAGTCATCTTTAAATTTTTAATACCAACTAACTCGACATTTAAAGCTGTTTTATTTTCTTTTTTTGCCAAATTTAGTTTTTTTAGATTTCATTGATTTAGATTTTTTAGGTGGTCTCCCACGCTTTGAACCATAAGTTCCTCTGCCTTTAGGCATAAAACACCTCATATTTTTTATCTAATAATTTAAAAATGCTTTTAAAATTAATGAAAGTGCTTATTTTATATAATAAACCCCTAAGAAAATAACCATTTAAGGGTGATAATAGCGTGTATTTATGGCTTTATTTTTAAAATAGAGGTAATCTTAGGGGTAATGTTTATACACTCATTATTCGGATCATATAAAGCTAATACAACTTGAGGATTTCTTCCTTTGTATTTATTTAGAGCGTATTTAATGTCTTCTAAAAAGTCTTTTAATTTGTCGCCCTTTGCATTTGTTAACGATAAATAAGTATTTTCATGCTCGTATTCTATTTCTGCATGATACATGAAATCGTGATTTACTTTAAGTTGATTCATGATAATCTTTTGATTCATAAATCATAGCATTAATCTGAGCAATAGCATCAATTAATTCCATTGTTGTTAACTCATCATTACCTGTTTTTAATATCAATTCATTAAATTCTTCATAAGATATTATTGTAACAATGTTTTCTTTTTTAGCCATTTTTCCATGTTGGATAGTTTTCAAGGCATTTTTTACAAGCCCAATTATTATTTTTTTTAAAGACAATTGTTACCTCACTATCACAGATGCTGCAAGACATTAAACGAGTGTTCTGGTTCTTTAAATTCACTAACTACTCCTTTTATAATGCAATCTCTTAAAAATATTTCTTCACTATCAATGTTTAAATCTAAATGACTTCTTTTTCTTACTAAATCCATATAGATTTTGTTTGTTGGCGCTCGCTGCCCATCAAAAAACCTCATGTGAAACACTAGTTTATCTGCTTTATCTGTGTATTCCCTATTGTCAATTATTAAATTTAAATCAACCTCCCCTTTTGTTACCCAATAACCATTTTTTATTTTGTCTTCTTCGCTAAAAACTAAACCATCTTGATATTTCCATAAGTAATATTGATAGCCTAATATACTATTATCTAAGCGATTATAAAATGTACCCTCTTGTTCTAGCATATCTAATCTATCTAACGTATCACTATCAACTCTATATACTTCTCCATATACTTTGCTATCTTTATTAGGTAACATTATTGGAAAATTAAAACCATTAGGTTTATAAATGGCATGATGATTTAATATTTCGTGTCTTAGAAATTTAGAGTCTTTTATAAACTCGTGATTTGAACCACCTTTTTTTAATGTGCCATATACAAATAAATCGTACATTATTTTACCTTTCTTATTTTTGAACCATCACTTGCTGCGAACATTTTTAATTGGTCACTATATGAAAATCTAGGAACAAACCTTGGTACAGTCTCTTTTTTGTTTTTATATGCTCCAATCTTTGAATCATAAAACGACCATTTATTAACTTTAGGTTTTGCAATTTTAACTTCCTGTGTTTCAATTTCAAGCGTTTTAGTATTAATTCGAACCATTGTATTAGGTTTTATTGTAATATGTTTATAATTACCCCAAAAACCAGCGTTAATAATAGAATCAGTACTACCATAAGCATAACACTCATATTCCGGAATATAAACCATTTGAATTGGGTTATTAGCTTTTACCATATATACATAATCTGGCAGCTCTAAATCGGCCCAAACAATAGCAACTCTGCCTTTTACTTTTGGTAATCTATTAGTAATAAAATCACTAATATTATTAGAAGTTTCATATAGTCTAAATATAGCTTCACTATCTACTTGTGCATACCTTTGCATATCATATTTATAAAAAAGCTCTTTATGATTAGATATAGAGCCATTGTGAGTACCTATAGTTTGACCAGTTCTAATCGGGTGATTATTTTTATTAATAGAGGGTGAACCTAATGTTGCGTATCTTGTATGACCCATTATTATTGTAATACCATCGTATACTAAATCAATATTATCTTTAACTTCTTCATCATCAAAAAAATCATAAGCTTCTTTAGGTTTTTTACATATTACATAATCGCCATATTTATCAATTAATGCAAAACCAGTTGCATGGCCTCCTCTTATATTAGCTGCTGTTAACATTTTAGAAAAAGAAACAGAGACGCTTTTAAGCGCCTCCGTATCTCTGTTTTTTTGTTTTAAAATAACTCCTGCTAGCCCACACATATTATGCTAAACCTCCTTGTTGATTAGTTGTTAAACCGTCTTTTACATATCTATATTGCATATTTACTTCATAGTCAGCTTCTCTTCTACTTAACTCTTTGTATCTTTTCTGTACATATTTATTAGACAAGTTAACATATTCATCTCTTGAAAACACTGTTCTTTCAGTTGGCTCCATACCGCTTCTTCTTATAAAACCTATAGCACCTCTTAAACTTGCTAAACCTTTTATATTATTTGGTACAAAAGACATAGAAACGCTTTTAGTATCTTCAACAGCATTAACAATAGCTTGAGTAAATACAATCCATGAAACTATTTTTTCAAAATTTAATGAACCATTGTGATACCTAAACTCAACAGAACCTCTTGTCCAAACGTTGCGAAAATTAAGCCCACAAGCTCTATTGTGTTGAACATTTGGACTTGGTTGATCTCTATCAATAACGTTGCCGCCTCTGTTATATTTTCTGTTACAATCATTTTTTACTTTATTAATCATTTTTTTAACGTCATTTTTAGTAACATCAAGATCGTAACTAAAATACTCTCTTCTTACAGGTGTACTGTATTGTCTATTATCTAATCTTGAAGGTGAAACTAGCTTGTAAATTAAATGCTCATACTTAGCAACAAATTTTACAAGGTTAGCTAAGAATTTTTGGCTTTTTTCTTTACCTTGAACCATCATATTAGTAACATCGTGATGAACATGTATACCGCAAGTATAATTAACTTCACACTCTAATTGTTTAAGAGTATCAAGCATAGATTTTAATTGCACAAAACCGTTTTCACCATATAATATAGGCGAAACAATTTCATTATCACCAACATAACCTCTGCGGCCGTTAGCACTAACAGAAGAGTCACTTACTATCTTCCAATGTGGTCTAGTAATATGATTGTACCCTTCTACTCTACAATTAACTGTAAGAGCATCACATATATCTTGCTTTGATACATTATTAGGTCTAATAAATTCAACCTCAACACCAAAACCTCTATTATTATTAAATTGTCCTTTTATATTCATGTTATGTTTTCCTTTTTGTTAGTATTTAAGTTAATCATCGTTATAAATATACTAAAAAAAAGCATACCTGCACACCCTTTATTTATATAATTTTAAGGGTTATTTAAGGGTTTATAATATATAATGAGTTGTATTTTTACATATTTTGTGTAACATATTAAAATGTCTTTCGTAGACATGTAAGCTAGCAGCATAATGCCTATATGTTCCTAACTTTAAACCTACCGCTTTAGCTATTTTTTTTGATATTAAGCAAAACCATGGTGCATCGTATGTAAATCCATATATCAAATCATTACTTCTCATAAATACTGTTGTATCTAATTTCCCATTCCTAACCATAAAATGCTGCGCTATAGTGCATACAAAATCTTTATTATTTTCATATTTATGTAAAGGTTGATTATAGTTTATAATAGCTTGTCTAGTATTAATATCTTTCTTAATAGCATCTACGCACCACTCAAACTGACTTTTGCCATTTTGTTTTTGAATAAATGCTATGTTTCCATAATTACTATTTATTGTACCATTACTATCTACAAGTTTTTCCCAAAAAGAAGAATATTTTTTTATATAATCTATTTTTAATGACCCTGATAAATACCATTTAAGCTCATTTTTTAAATATGTTTTATTTATTTTTCTATGTTTTAAATTAACTATACATTTCTGCATATTTGTTAATTCAAGCCAAACGTGCTGCAGCTCTACTGTTTTCATACCTCGCGGAGAAATTGTTTCTCCTTTTTCAATAAGTGCTTTTGATGTTTCTAAAAACAAATCATCTATATTGTCTGAACTATAATAAATCATGTTTTACCCCTCTTGTTTAAACATGCCAAGGTTTATTAATTGTGCCTCGACTTTCTGTTAACTGTTCTTTTTCATTATAATAATTATCTAAAGCTCCTAAATATGCAATAGCATCTAATAAGTTATCTTTTTTATGATTGTAGCTTTGCCTTGAAAGTTTTAAAGCAACAAGAATTATATACATATCAGAAGTTGCAATGTTTTTACCTGTTGCTGCACTTGCTATTTTAGCAGCTCTCTCCATACCTTCTGAAAAGGGCCCATATTCTCTTTCTTTTTCCTCAGATCTATTATTTACTATTTCTTCAGCTTCTAAAAATATTGATTTTTTCATATTCCAGTACTCCCAAAACCTTTATCACCTCTTTCTGAAAAATCTTGAATTTTTATTAGTTCTTTTTCAGGTAGTTCTAGTAAAGGCATATAATTCATTTTTATTGGTATAAATTGTAAAATTTTCATACCTGGTTTTATCTTGAAATAATCACTTTGTAAGTTTATTAAGTGTAGGTGTATTTCACCAGTATAATTTTCATCTACAACACAGGCTCCAGTTATTAAATTATATTTTGTAGCAACACCACTTTTATTAAAAGCTATTAAAGCATAGTTATGTGGTAGTTTTATTTTTATACCGCTAGGAATTAATATTTGAGATTTTCCATGTAAAATTCTTTTATTATAATCATTTGGCACAAAAAAATCAATACCAGCGTTTAAACCTGTTCTTTCTGGTGTTTTTACATCTCTTACTTTTGTAAATGCAATATGTAAATTATCTTCTTGTTTTTTCATAATCAAACCCTTCTATTTTTTGTTCTAATTCTTTTTCTGTTATTTCACCATCTCTTAATTGTATGCCCCATTTCCAAAGATTACTAATTAATCCTTCAGGAATTTCTTGTTTTTTTATAGCATTATGTTTTGTTATTGATTCATTATACACATTATTAAATAATATTCTATCTATAATTTGCATTTTTGGTATTCTTCCAGCCATTTGACCATTAGGCAGCTCACATGAAAATACAATCTCTCTCCACGATCTTTTGATAGTTTCTAAATTGTGTTTCATTAATAAACTGCATAATTGGTTAAATAACAATTGGTTATTGCCTTTTATATCTAATGTTTCAAATAAATCATTAACATAAAATTCAGCTTGCTTCGAACTGCATTTTTGTTCTTTCATTTGTTTCCTTCTTATTTTTTATTTTCCACTCTTTATTATTTCTCACCCAAGTTGCTAATCTCCTAGCAATATCAAAAGTTTGTTGTAATTCAAATCTCATTTTAGTATTAGAAGTATTGCGTTCCGTCCAAAACCCTACAAAGTTATCTGTTTCTTCATTAGAATATTTTTTTTCTTTTATAACTTTGTTTACTTTATCTATAAACTTATCTTGCCTTTTATCTATAACTTCTTCTTTATCTTTATCTTTAGGGGTTAGCATAACCCTTTGTAAATAGTTATTTAAACCTTTATCTTCTAATCGTTTTATTACGCTTAAATGTGGCTTAGAATTAATTCTTAAAGTACCATATTGATATTCAATAAATGATGGAATAAAAAATTGATTATCTTCTATTGGTTGCATTTTTTCCCTTATAGCTATTGGAATGTCTTTAAAATCTTCTAAATCTGTTCCAATATAAAAATTCATTGCCTCATAATCTGCATCAAATATTCCTGCGTGATCACATTTAGTCAAAATATAAATCCATATTAATTTTGATTTTGTATCTAACTTCCTAAACCATGCTTTATTCCATATATTTGTATCTATAAATCGTTTAGCCATTATTTTTTCTCCTTACAATTTGGACATTTTTTCTTTTGTTTTCCTATTATTGGTATGTGATTTTTTGGATAATATTCGTATTCTCTACTCATCATCTTTCTATTTTTTTGCCAAGACATTTTACAAGAATCACAATATTTTATAATATCATCAATTCTGTGATGTAACCGCTCAAACTTATTTGCTTTTTGTTGATTTCTTTTTCTTTGCTCTGTTAATCTATCTGTTGTACTATCCAATATCCAGCTAATGATGTTTTTCTTCATAAGTCCGCACCTTTTCTTGAAGTTCCATTATTTGGGATATTAAATATAAAAAATCTTCTAAGCCAAGCCAAGAATACCAGCTGCCCTTTAGTTTTGCAATTAACAATCCAGTTTTACCTAATGGCATATCTCTTTCTATTTGTTCCATCCACTTAGGAATCTGCAAACTGTTTGTATTCTTGATTTCAATGTGAAAATCATAAAGGGGGTTGGAACTATCAATGTCAATAATATCTCCTTTAAAACTAAGGCCGCCACTATTAGGAGTGCGCCTAAAATTCGTAGAAAGATATTTATTGATAATTTTAACAACTTGTAACTCACCGCGTTTTCCTTTTTTTTGACTATTTATCATTAGAATAGTTCCTCAATTTTATCTTTTACTTCTTCGACATTTGATTGTGTGCCGTCATTAATCACTTCTTCAACCATTTTTTTATGTAATCGCATAATATCATAAGTATTTGATTGCAACTCATCAATATTATTTGATAAAGATACTGCAATTTTCATAGCTGCAAAAACTTCTATTTTTGCTTCTGTTTTATTATTTCGCGACTTCATTAGTTCATCTAGTGGTTTATTGCTGCCTACAGAAACAACTTTCCAATCATGTTTCCAAGGGTTATCTGATAAATCCATATCAGTTATCTCTAAAACATCTCCTCGACTATATTTTTTTAATTCATCAGATAAAGCATAATCAGCGAAAAAATTCTTTTCAACTTCATCATGTTTTACTCCATATAAATACCAATTATGGCCTTTGTTATTTTTACCTTGTCTTGGTGCATCAAAAAGTAATTCAACTTTATATGTAGCTTCTTTTTGAAACTCTAGTTTAGGTTTTTTGTTTTCCATTATATACTCCTTATTATTATATTATAAATAAAACTAATAAAAATCCAAATACCAGCAATAACCATATAAATTATTGCAAATTTTTCAAATCCATCTAAAAACTTTTCTATAAAATTCATTATACCCTCCTTATTTAATTTTTAGGGCATGAGGAAAAGCGAAGTCCTACATAACATGACGTATTATATGGAAACCCCATGCCCCTATGATTAACTATCTTATATCACCTTTTTTTAACTTAGGTGGAGTGTCTAACCACCTTTTAAATTCTACAGGTTTGCTGCTGAACATACCTATTTGATCATTATCTTTATCAACACTTAATAATTTATATTTTGCATATTTAACTGTTTCACCGCTGCTATTTTTTTCTGTTATGTTCTTAGTCTCAATTAATAAACCTTCTTTTTTTAAATAATAAATAACAGATGCAAGTCTTGTAACATTATATTCTTGTATAGCTTGCCAACTTGTAATAGACTTACCTGATTCTAAATGCTCTTTTATTTTTTGATGTTTAGTTTTCTTCATTAACAAATTCCTCGTATTTTAATTTATATTTATATGGTTTTTCTACAACGTGAATTATTTGCTCTTCGCTATAATTGTATTTCCAAACTAACCATCTTAAAAATGGTGTAAAATCGTCATCAGTTACCATTGGTTTCATTTCTCCTATCATTTCATCCCCAATTCATTTTGTTCAAAAGCGTCCATTTCTATAATTATTTGATCAATTCGTTTTTGCATTAACGCTAATTCAGTTAATAATTTAGCCAAATTCATATTGGCATTAAATGCAAAGTGAACATCTAAACTTCTTATAAAGCTACTTAATTTATTATATTCTTTTTTTAGTTTTTGCAGCTCAAATAAATTAGTTGGTGCTATCATTTAAACCTCTATTTCGTGTACAGCATGACCATGTAGCTCCATGTGGCAATTAAAACAAATTACAATGCATTTGTTTATTTCTTTTAATATTCTTTTCCAACCATATTGTTTAATCATATTTCCAACATTTGCAAATTTATTAGAATTATGATGATGAAAGTTTAATACCCATGTGCTAAACTTCTTGCCTCTTGATTTTTTAGAATACCCACAAACAGAACATGAACATTTTTCTTTATATTCTCTAAGTAGTTTTGCTTTGCCGTATCTACCACTAGGAAGTTTCTTTTTTCTTTCCCAATGACATGGTTTACATTGATGTCTACGATATGGATTTCCACTTGCATCAATACCACCTCTACCACCGCCACCACCTGATTTAGGAAAATCTGTTATTGGTAAAACTGACAAACATTCTGTGCAACTTCTTTTATCCATCTTACTTACCCCCAGCCAAAGTATCTTTAAGATTTTCACCCTTTACCCAACTACTAGTATTATCGTGAAAATTTACAAAAAACTTATCAACCCCATCAAAATCTTCTACTGTGCCGCCTTTACCAGTTTTTTTGGACCATACCCAAGTATTATTTTTAAAATGTTTCATGTTTAACTCCTTGTTATTTTAATTAATCATCACAGCGAATATAAACACTTTCTTATAAAAGTAAAACACTTTTATTTATATTCATAAGGGTTTATAAAGGGTTAAATCATCGAGGGGTGGGTTTGATGATTATACTAAACAAGAAGGTGCTATAGGAATATAGCGAGTGTAGATAAACCACCCCTCAAACTAAGGAATCTCTGTTTTGAGAATACCTAAAATATAATTATAATTAATTATTTTTAAAACTAAAACTCTTCTACGAAAGATAAATTAGTAGAATATTGTCTGTGAGCGACTTGGTCAAAAGTTGGCGATTTGTCTAATCTACACCATAAAAACCCATCAGATGCATCACCGTTATTTGTGTCCATTTGTAATAATAACGGGTGCATTCCTCCGTTTGTCATCATCACAATTCTATTTAATAAAGCATCGTCATCTGTTGTTTCATTTACGCCATATAATTTTTCGTGAAAAGTTTCAGATTCAGACATAAAACTAAAACTCATATTTATTTTTTTTCTTCCACTTTTCCAACTTGTTAATCCTGCTGTTGTTGTATTATTCCATGGCTCTGTGTAAGAAGTCCAGCTACCATTTGTTAAGTGTGTAGCATGTCCATATTTCTGACCACCTAAAGATTCATTTATTTTTAATCCATCATAATCAAAGCTTTGTTTTACATTTAAGTCTGCACTTACTGGAAAATTATATACCATTCCCCACAATATGCACCCTATTTCAATATTTACATCATAAGTGCTTACATCATCTATTACAATTCTTTGGTATCTATTGTCAGATGTTTGTGAGTAAGTAATCAAACTCCATCCATTTTCTTCAGGTGTAGCAAATCCACCAGCAACATCTGCATTTAAAATCTCTGTCATTGTAGGAGTTTGAGCAGAACCAAAATCTGATGCATCATCTGTTTCAATTTTAAATTTAGCATCTGCACTTTTTAAATTATGACCTAGAATAGCCACAAACATTGTTTCGCCTAATAATGTAGCATTTTCGTCTATGCCAAAATCAACTGTAATGTATTGAGTTGTTGTCGTTGTTTTACCTCCCAAATTGACTGTATTCGTGGGTTTGTTGTCAAATAATTGAATAATAGTATTTGCATCACTTACCAATCCTGAACCAGTAATTTCACTTGTTGCACTTATTTGCCCATTTACTAATGATGGTTGTATAATATCTATGTATGCTCTCGGCTTTGCTACTCTTTGATAACTCATAATCTTATCCTATTTCTACTAATTTAATTTTTACTTTATTTAATGATCTTGTTAAAGCAATTACCATATAATAATCATTCCAATTATCTGCATAAGGGTTAATGTGCATTTCTCCTGTTGTGTTGTCAAATTTAACTACATCACCAACCTCTAATATGTAACCTTTGCCATGATTAACTACATCGCACTCAATTATTTTTTTTACATCTGCATTGATTTGACTATAATATGAAAAGAAATCTGATTGCTTGTCTGCTGCTGGTGTTGTTGCAGGTGCTAATGTTAAAGCATCTAAATTAATTGTTGTTGTGTTTTCTCTTGATTTTATATTGTATTTTGTTCTAGGTGATGAATTTATAACTGTTGTTTCTGTTAAATAATTTTCTTTTGCAGGGTGTCTATTAGAATTTATTTTTGCTTTAGTAACAATATCCTTAACTGAAGTTGTTTTCATTGAAAGTTTGTCTATATCATTTTTATTTAAAGTTACTGTGATATCACTATCTTGCAATACATTATTTGCAGCCGTTCCATGCACCCATATATATTTTGATTTTCCCGATGCATCAATAATATGCACAAAACCAAATTCGTATTGCAATTTTTCTAAATATTTAATTAATGAAATTTCTTTATTTTGCCAATGTCTAATAGTCCAAGAACCTCTATCGCCATGCAAGGTTGAATAATTTTCAGGCTCAATAGTTGGCATTCCTGAAAACCTTATTAAAGCATCTCTATGTGCTTGATGTCCTAGAGTAATAGCTGAATCGTCCCAACTAGCAGTCAAGCCATCTGCTCCACTATATAATTTTTTAACATCTCTTAATCTTTTCATTCCTTCAGCAGATGTGTTAAATGTCGGCACTTTTAAACTTGTCTTAAACCTTACGTCATAAACTTTTAAAACCCCGTGTATACCTATGTTTTGTCCACCACTTGCGTCTCCTGGTCTTGATGCAGACCTTTCAAATCTTATCCAAAACCCATCTTCGTAACCATAAGTATTTAACCCAGTAAGCATATTGTGACTTGCAGTTCTTTCCGATATGTTTACCTTTGTTGCACTTGAATTTGCACTTGCATCGCTAAAACTTCCATTTGTAGAAAATTCAGTTCCATTAGAAATGCCTTCAGCAGTTCCTCTACTTGCACTACCCCCATACCGACCATTATCATATATCTTAAAAGTGTTAGTATCTAAACCTGTATCGTTATTATGAATCCCATAAAAATCAGTCATTAACCATCTTAATTCGCAAGTTAAATTATTTGAACCACTACCAGAAGAATAAAACAAATCGTCAAATGCTGGTATATCAAATTGAGTATCTGCCCTCCATCTATTTACAGTCGTTGATGATTGCGTTTCTGCTACTGTATCTTCAAAATCAAATTGAGCAAATGTTGAGGGTGTTGTTGTGCTATCTTCATCTGCTGCTCCATCAAAAGCATATTTTACTTGATAAGTACTATCCCAACCACTAGCTCTTAATACTGTATCTATTGGCTTAAATTTAAAATGCCTTAATAAATCAAATTTAGTTTTTACAATATAACCACTGCTAAATTCTTCGCTATATTCTTCTGCATTATTTGAATTTGCTAATGGTAAAAACGAATCTAAACTTTCTTCATAGTAATGTAAAGTTGTATCAGTTGAGCCTATATCTTTATGAAATAAACATTTATAATTATATCCCCAAACATCAACTTCAACTGGAAAAACTGATTGCCCCAATGCTTCTGCGTAAGCCTCGCTACCATAGCCACTAGAATTAGGTGTATAAGCACCATAAACAACAGGAAAAAATCTACCAGTAGGTGATTTTACATCGGGAATAAATTTGTCATCCCAAGGTGATTTTGTTACTAATGATAGCTTAACAAAATTATCATCATGAGTTATATCTGTTAGTCTTCCATGGTACAACTGCAAACAATCTGCAATGTCGCTTGTTTCATTTAATTGTGAATAAACCTTTACAGTTCTATTGTAATAAGAATTTGAACCTAAAAACAATTCAGCAGATACATCACTGCCTTGATATTTAAAATTAACTAAATCTAAACTCATATTACTTGTTTTAGATGTTGATTTAGCTAGGTTAATACTTTGTCTAATACTAGGAGCAGATTTAATTACACCATGATAAAAAACATCATCTATTTTTGTATCTCTCATAGCAATAGGCAAAAATCCTTTATATTTAGCACCAGTAATTGTTCCAGTTGATATATTGCCTGTTATATCTTGGGCAAAATTTTCTCCATTATTAAATTCAAAATATCCTTTAAGATTTGATGATTGGTCATAGTTGCCAGAGTCTTCTTCAAAAGATAAAAATTCACCACTATTAAATAATGCGGTAACGCTATCAGAATCTAATTCACCAGTCCAAAACCCTAGATTTCTTATATCAAGTTCTGAATATGTAGAAAAATATCTACCGATATAAGCATTGCCACTTGTGTAAGTTGGTGTTGTAATACCTGCTGTTCCTGAATTAGAAACTGTTTGAGCGGTAAGTGTAGTACCAGTACCTAACCATATTTTTGTATCAGATGCCGTTAAAGAAAAATCCGTAGTAATTGCAAAAAAAGTCCAAGTATCTGCACTAAAAGTTCCATTGGTTTTCATTAATTCATAATCGGTACTACCCGCACCGCTTGTATCACCCCACAAAATAGCTAATCTATTACTAGAATCTTTTAGGATAACTATACCTGCCCAATTTACTATTGAGTTATTAGCGAATATATATTCGGTACTACCTAGCGTTGGAAACTTTACCCATCCACAAGCAGACATTTTTGTAGAGCTGGTAAAACTCAATGGGCTACTACTAGTCGTTGCTCCTAAATCTATGGAGTCATTCGTGCCGTCAAATTGTAAATAAGAATCTTGATTAAATAATTGAGCTACCCAATTTTCTTTTACATTAGTTAAATAAGATGCTCCAATGTAGTTTGATGATGGGTTTAAACTCATGCTAGAACTTGAGCCTTTTCTATTTCAGGAATTAAAGTATCTCTAACGAACTCTTCGTTTCCAATTATATTGCCACCAATGTTTACAGTTACCCCCATTCCTTGAGCTAAATTATTTTGTTGTGCTTGATTTAAAATTAATTCTCCTGGTGTAAGCATTGCTGGAACTGTATCCTGATTCCCAGCGCCTTGTACGATTCCCCCCTTTGCGAACTGTTGAGCGTCTATTGTTGCAATTTCAACTGCTCCCTTAGCGGCTACCAATGCCATCGAAATTAAATCAGGCATCACCTTTGTAACTGCGACAGCGGTATTCATAATTGCTTCTGCTTTTCTTACTGATTTCATTCTTCTAGCATCGGCAATATCTTTTTGTCTAAACTTTTCTTTAATGTTTGCAATAGCAGATTCTTTTTGTTCTTCAGTCATGCGAGATTGTAATATTGCTTGTATTTCTGCGTTCATTTCATTATCTCTTAATTTTTTTCTATGAGCATGTTGAGCATCTGCAAAGCCTATTGCTAGTTTCAATCTTTGATGCAATAGATTAATTTTCTTTTTTTCATCTTCGCTAAATTTCATTAATGAGTTTTTTCTTACCTTATCTTTTTCATTTTCATTATCAATAGTATCTTTTAAGTCTTTAGCTTTTTCCTCTTCTTTCATTGCTTTTATTTGCTCAAAATAAGTGGTCATAATTTCAGCACTAGCATCCAAAAACTCTTGAGTTGTATCTATGTCTCCACCTTCAGGCACTAAAAACTTTGATATTTTAGCTTCTTTTAGTTTATCTAATAATGGGTCTACTTGTATATTATCTAATAAATTAATTCTAGGTATTTCATCAAAACCTAATTTAGTACCTACTAAATTTACCTTATCTACTAATGTATTTAATCCCCCAATTAAACCATTAATAATAACTGTAAATCCTTGTTTTATTCTTTGTCCTACATGATTTATAGCTATTACAAGAGGTTCAAAAACAACCAATGCAACTTGTTTTACCCCATCAACAAATGATAAAAATATTGTTTTTGCTACTGGCAATACCTTACTAAGTGCAAATTTAAAATAATCGGGTAAAAAATCAAATGTAACAGCAATTAATTTTTTTATAGCAGTCATTAATGCATCTGTGCTTTTTAAAAAGTTTTTACCAGTTTTTGCTAAATCTATTTTTGATAATTTTGTTAATGTTCCACCAAAATTTTCTGCAAATGTTTTTAATGCTTTTGCAGATGATTCTACTGCAGGTTGTAGCATAACGCCTAATACTTCGCCAGTATCACCAATAGCATTTTTCATTTGCTCGATTGAACCTGCAAAGGTTTGTGCTTGAGCAGTTGCTTGTCCACCAAATAATTTTGCAATATTATTTGTTAATGATTCTAGTCTTTCTTGGCTTCCAACCGCTCCTTTTACTTCAATTCCATACCTAGATAAAGCGTTAGTTGAAGAACCTAGAGTTTTAGCAATTAAATCTCCCGATGCTTTTAAATCCATTCCCATAGCAACTGCCATATCTAGCGTAGCAGTTGTTGCTTTTTTAATTTGCTCTTCTGATTTTACAAAGGCACTAATAGATGCTTGAACTCCTAAAATTGATTCATCACCAAAAGTTGTTTGTTGTTGTAATGCAGATGCTTGATCTAATAATGCCTGTGAGCGTTTACCTAATGCAACCTCTAATCTTTTTTCTGCTTGTTCTTGAATCCCTGCTAATTCAACGCTTTGTTTCATTCCATTGATTAAAGCCCTTGCACCAAAAAAGGCAGCTCCAGCCTTCAAAGCAGATTTACCTAAATTGGTTAAACCACTTTCAACACCTTTTATTTTGTTTTTTGCTTTTTTGTCTCCAGCGACGCCTAATTTTATTAATAGATTTTTAATTGCCATTTTTTGCCTTATAAATATTTATTTTATTTACTTCATCTTTTATGATATTAAAACAATCCAAAACCCAAGCATTTGCATCATCTAATGTATTAGATAATGGAATATTGTATTCAGTAACAACATAATAATCATCTATCATTTGCCAACACCAATTCGGAATCTGTTCATCAGGATTACAAAAAAAAGGTAATTGAAAATAAAGACTTTGACCAATTCCATGTTTTTTAATGTTTGGTTCAGATAGTATCCTATCAATCTCATTTTCAATATCCTTTTCGTTTTTAAACTCTATACGCTTGAAAAGGGTTGGCGACTGAGCGGTATATGGGAGGAGTAGACCAGTTCTTGGGATTCCAAAAGAGGAAAACCAAAGTGCAGTTCTCAATCGCCAATATCGTTTCCCAAGTCAAACCCCATATAAGAACCAATAATTTCATTTAGCACTTCATCTTCTTCAACTGCTGATAATTTTCCTAAATGTTCTTCTGCTTTTTTTTCATCCCCAAAAGCAAGAATAGCGAACTCATCTGCTAAGTCATGTAATTTAGAAACATCATTCTCTGTACTAATTTGCTTTACTTTCTTATACAAAGTTCTGCGTTGTTTTCTAGTTATGTCTTTACATTCAAATTGACCATGTTTTGTATCAACTATCATTTTTTACTCCTCTTTAGTTACTAATTAAAAAGCATCTGGTGCTTCATTTTTGTATGTTGATATTTTCAATGCTTCAGTAGACGCATTTTGTACACATTCAAATTCTAATGAATGAAAAACACCGTTCTCACTAAGGTCTTGGCTTGGATCTCCTGTGTATTGTAATTCTGCTAAAATATTCAATTCACCTTCCGAGCTTATAGTGCCGTCACCAATCTTAATTGCTAAACTCATAGTATTTCCATCAAGAAAATCCTGTATCACATTGTTTCCAGCTCCATAATCAAATTCGTCATCGTATTTAATTACTAGATTTCCAGTTATTGCATATTCAGGAAAAACATATAGTTCTGCATTACCATTTGTATCAAACCCAACCCTATTAACACCATTTGCAATATTAAATGAAAATGATTTCATAATAAATGTCTGAGTTGCGTTTCCTTCAACATCTAATGTTCTTGTGTCTGCATCCATTACATTAAAGTGAGTTGTTTCAGCAGCAGCCCAAGTGCCATCAAATGTTTGCTCTAAAACAGATGATGTGCTAAGAGGGTTTGAAAAACCACTAAAATAATTTCCACTCATAGAAACTAAACCATTGTTTGCACCAACATCTCCAGTAATACTTAGGTCTGAGCAAACTACACCACAAACCTTAATGCCTTCTCCAGCTGCTGGATAATAAGCTAGATTAGCACTATGTGGCATACCACTTGATATTGAGCCACCAATAGAATTTGAATTGCTTGAGCCGTCAAATTCTGTTTCGTGAACACCACTAGAATATCCACTTTCTTGCCCAACTAAAAGTAAATGCTGTGCTAATGTTCTTGGTGTCGCCAACATATCAAAAGGCATTGTAACTGTACCACCCCTTGTATTTGTTATTGTATCAGAAGCATTTTTTATACTTCCTCTGCCACTTAATAATCTTGATTCTCTCAAAATATTAAATGTTGGTTTTTCTGCTTGAACAACTGGTTGCGTGTAATACGCAGTGCCGTCGTTACCACTTGAATCTAATCCTACCCCGAAAGATGTTTCTGCCTTTAAGCCATATTTAACACTACTTACAGGGAGTACGCGAGTATCTGCCATTATTTACTCTCCTTTTTTTTATTTGTTTTTTGTTTACTTGGCTCAACAAACCCCATATTCAAAAGTTCATTGGCTACATCTTCGGATAATTCTACGACCTCACCGCTCCGAAGTTTCTTTAGTGAGGATTTATCACAAGCAACTCCATTTGGATTTACTCTGTGAAATTTATTTAGTCTTGCTTTTACTTTCATTATAATGCCTCTATGTTTTGACAATTAAAAACTGCTATACCTCTTAATAGAGATTTGTCATCTTCATCTTGCTCATATTCTATGCTAGAAATATTAGCATCAAAAAAATCTGCTCCATTACTAGAGGTTGGATTATTATTTATTAATTTTTTTAATCTTTCCATTATACCACTAACTTGCTTTATACTATTTTTATTGTAATTGCCTCCAAATTTTACTTGGTAATTTATTTCGATATTATATTCTCTTTGAGTTCCGTAGGATAATTGACTTACTAAATCATCTGATTGAGGCAAGATTAAAAAGCTAGTATTTCCACGATGCTCATCATAGTGAACTGGAACATTAAATTCTGCATTAATTAATGTTGTTAATGGTTCAATAATTTTAGTGAATAATATATTTGTGAAATCTATTGGCATTATCTTCTAGTCATTTGTACTCGTTTAATTGGTGTAAACATTTGGTCTGTTGTGCCACTGATTTCTAGCTCGAACTCATCATTAGTTGTATATAATCCTGCGGAAAACCTAACATACATATTATGACCGACTAATTGCCAGTAGCAATCTATAACCTCATCATTTGCCATTTGCTCTAATTTTAGTCCATTTTCATTCCCTATAAAAGAATTAAACTTCACACTACTATTGGCTACGCCCTCTGTTATCGTACCACCATTACTAATTATAATTTTTATTTTATCCCACGAATAAGATGGAGTGCCTTTTATATCTACTATTCCACCAGTTGAATTAGTGTGTTGAGTGATTGTTCTTAATATGCCACGCTTTTTATATTCACTTTCGCTAGAATAGATATGAACTTGTCCAGTTCTTAACATATCTAAATAGCCAGTGCCTTGTTCATTTATAACTTGGCTTAATATCTGGTCTGCTTTTTCTACATCATAAGGTCTTATTAATGATTCACAAGCCAAAATTGCACAACTTCTTACAATAATTTCGGGAAAATCTGATTCAGAAACATCTTGCGTTCCTATTCCTTTATTTGGATAAATCGGAAATGGTAAATATCCACGAATAAAATCACTAGCTCTTTTAACTGCATCGCTTTTTAATGTTGCCCAATCACTTGAACTCTCAACCATGCTTGAATTTAAAGTGTTAGCACTTCCTCCACTTTGATATAGTTCCAATAAATCTGTTGATGCAGTATAACGATATTCATTATTTGAACTAGGTTGGCTAGAGGTAGATGTCATTTCTTGCCCATCTAAATATAATTGCCCACTTACATCGCCACTATTATATAAGTAAAATAAGTGCGTTGTTCCACTAGCTACCCAGTTACTAGCTAAAACTCTTTTCCCATCGTATTGCCCTATATTTGGCTCTACAAATAGCAAATCAGTAGTAGTATTACAATATGTTGTTTCGTATGTACTCATGATTTTCTTTTCCTTTTAAATTTTAAATAATCTGCAGCTTCATAAGGATTAAAAAACATTGTAATTAATCTATTGTCGTTATCATCGTATTTTGGGTCAATAATAGTAACTGGAGCATTAAATATATTTTTATCATCTAATCCAAGTTTATTAGCGTATTCATCCATATTTTTAAATGATGCGACTTGTATTGCATGACTTATTAATCCCGATGCTGGATCTTTTAACACTTGATAACCACTAACATGAGTATGACCCGCAGTTAATATATGGTCTCTCCATCCAGTTTGCACCGCTCTACTAATTGCGTGAGCAGTATTCCACATTGAGTTTCCTTTGAACTGATGCCTAGCATTAATCCTAACACATTTTCCATTAGGAAATTTAAGATTCATTCTTGCTCCATGTTGCTTATACAACGCTTTTTTACCTCTCATAATAAAATCTAAAGGGTCTCCGTCTCCACTCCAAACATCATGGTTTCCTGCTATTAAATATAACCAATCTACACTGTTTAAGAAATGCTCCGATATGAGCCAAGATTCTTTCGCAGTCGTAGATTGTTGTCCATGCAATGCTTTTAACCTACCAACCCAATTATTTTGCACATCTCCTAAATTACCAGCAAACATTCCTTCTGTTTCACTTACTAAATCACATAATGAATATATTTCTGCTAAATCTGTTCCATCATCATCAACATGAGGGTCTCCAAAATGACATATACCAATAACACCATCGATATGAATTTTAATATCAATTAATTGTCTTTGTTTATATGCATCATATTTCTGAATATATCTTTTTTTACGATATTTAATAATATCTTCAATATTCATTTCCTCAATAGGTAAATCCTGAACAGCAAATTCACTTTTTTCTATGATTAAAGGATTCAAAGTTGACGCCCTACAAGAATTATCGCTGCATCTCCAGCGTTGTCTTTTTTTATTATTTGACCAATATTGAAATCCATCTTTTCTAATAGGAGATCGACACTTAGGGCAAGCGACCAAATTACCCTCAATATCCCTAGAAGGTTTTTTTGTGACTCCATTAGGTTGCTTTGACATTTATAACTCCTCATTTTTAATCATCTACAATCTCATAATGCAATAAATCGTCAAAAGAATTATCAGATGTAGTTCTAACTTCTTTACCCATCATAACTTTTTTATCAAGACTAGGTGATGACCAGTCACCTCCCCATCTAAGATTTACACCCATCATAGCAGCAACACCTAAAACAAACCCTCCTAGATAATGCCAGTCATCTCTATTTTCCCAGTCTATTTTTTTGGTTTGGAAATTATATGGTGCAATGTCCACAGCCTTACCAAGAACATGTTTTCCAAACTTAGTTTTTGATTTGCCAACCTTAAGTAATTCATTTTGTCTTTCTTGTGTGCGCAAACCCTCTATGACTGTAATATCGTAATACTTAACCACTTTTTGTAATACAGATACAAGTCTAGGATCAACACCCTCCAACCTTTTCATGCTTCTTTTACCAAGTTTAGGCACTTAAAACTTCCAAACCAATTTTACTGTGGCCATTAACACGTCCATACACTCTTTTGCAATAGCCTGTTGTTCTTCTTTTGTAATTTTACCATCTTTTGCAGCTTCGTGATATTTAGCTGCAACCTCTTTCATTTCTTTAATAATAATTCTATATTTTGTAGCAACCATAGTACCTACAGCTCCTAATATTATTATCATTAAGTAAGCGAAATTAGACCAATTCATCCACTCCATTTTATTTCCTTTCTTTTAAAGTTAGTTTAATTTCTTCAATATCTTGCATTATAACATCTAGTTTATATGCTATTAATTGCCTATCAGCTATTATATCGCGCTTATTTGCTTTAAAATCGAGCTCTTTTTGTATAGCCTTAACATCGTATTGCATAAAACCAAAAGCTAACACTATGGAGCAAATAAGAGTCATTATAGTTATTATGTTTTCAACTGATATGTTTGTATTTAATTTCATTTATCTCGCAATCTTTCTACTTCGCGCTCAAGATATTCAATTCTTTGATTTTGTTTTATGTCCGCAGGTATTTCTGCGTCTTGATTTGCTTCAGCGTCTTCTTCTATATCTATAATATGTTCTTCATTCATAGCTACTTGATATTCTAAAAAAGATATACGAGCATTTAATTGACTATAACCCCATACTAACATTACAACAAATGTTACTGCTTGTATAATCATAGGCAGCGATATACTTAAGCTGCTATTATCTGATATTGGTTTATCAGGGTTCATTTAGAACCTCCATTAATTCTACCTTTAATAAATGCTAAATCGTCAGATAATTCGCGCCAAAAAATTTCTCTGTCTTTATCGCTAGAATTAATTCTATCAATTAACTTAACTGATATATTTTGATTATTATCTAAAACTGATTCCATTTTTCTAATACTTTGTTTTATTTCTTCTAAGTCGTCTGATTGTTCTTTTTGACTTTGTATAAGGTTATATATCATAAACCCAAATAAAAGTGCAATAAATCCTGCGCTGCCTAGTTGCAAATATAAATCTGCTAGTTCAGTCATTCTTCTTCATCCTTTTCTTTTTTACATTTTTCGCAATAACCACTAAATGTTTTAATTGGTTTACTACAACCTATACATCTAAAAGGAAAAACTGGCATTATTTAACTCTTCGTAACTCTTTGTTAATAAAGTAGTTATGTTCAATGTGATCTAATTCTATTTTCATATCTTCCTGCCACCATTTAAATAGTTTTATTTTTTCCTTTTTTTCCTTCCCCAACTTAGAGGGTTTAAATTTAATTCTTTTGAGTACCATTCTATTTCTTGTTCCATTTTTGAAATCTTTGCTTCTTCTTCTGCTATATGTTTATTGACAAGCTCTTCAATTTCGGTATCAGCAAGTTCCACTCTTCGCTCAAGTTCTCCAATTCTGTTTTCAATTTGTAAGTACGAATAAACAAGTCCAGCGACAAGTATAAGCACCTGCCCAGCCCATTTAAGATTAATGCTAACGACAGTATTGTCACCAACGACAGTTGCTCGATAACTCCTTGCTGTCTTAGGTTTTTCACTCATTAAACCTCTGTTGCTATTCCATCTTTCAAAATGTGTTTTCCAATTTTTAATTCTTTTATTTTATCCCCAGCTTTTTCAAGAAATGAGGATTGAGCAGTAACAAAAGAATTAGTTCTTTTAATTACTGCCCCATCACTTACTACAATATATGACTTGTTCTGTGCATCAAAAGAAATAGTTTCATCATTAATTTTATATGTTGAGTTTTCTTTTGTTTTTGGTTTAAAGATATACACTTTTTTACCTTCTGCACATTTACGAACAAGCATTATTATTTTTCTTCTACCTCGTTTTTAGATTCCAATGAATCTTTCAACTTATTGATAAAAGACTCTTTCCCAACTGCTAGTTGGTCAAGGTTAAATGCCATGCTATTCATTTTATTCTCTAAGTCAGAAATATGATTTAGCATAACTTTTTGCTCATCCGTTAGGTCATCCATTAGATATTCTTTATCAAATAGAGTTAACTTTTGAGGCTCTTTTTTTTGTTCTTTAGCCATTAGTATCTCCTATGGGTTATTGTTTAAAGTGCTTTTAGGTCTTTTTCTAGTTGCTCCAGATCAGCTTGTTCATCTTGTAATCTTGATATATCGTCCTTAATGCGCTTAATATCATAAGCAAGATTATTTAAATCACAAGATTCAACTGAATCATCTAGTGCTTTACCACTATTTGGGTCAAACTGCTTTTTAACTAGCTGTAATTCTTCGTGAGATTTTTCAGCTTGTGCTTCTCTTATAACATTTCCATCGTCATCTTTGACTTCAGAAACTGCTGGAGAGTCAACAACTTTAGCTTTCTTTACAGACCAGCTTTTAGCAGACTTCATTGCTTTATAGTTTTTCATTATTTGTCCTTTAATTGTTGTTTGAGCAATTTTACTTCAGCAGATAGCTCTTGAACTGCTTTAATTAATGGTGCAACAAATTGTACATAGTCAGCTCCTAAATATTCATCACTATCTTTAATACCAGCAAAATCTTCATTATTGCTTTCTTTTAATACTTCTTGTACTTCTTGAGCGATAATACCATATTTTGTTTTTCCATCATGTTTATCTTTGATGTAATTATATTTAACTGGTCTTAGCTTATTTATAAAGTCCAATCCTAAATCGGTATCTTCAATATTTTCTTTTAATCTTTTATCTGAACTCTGAATTGTTCCATCGGCGTATAAAACACCAGCTCCATCACTAGCAACATATAGTCTTGTTACATTAGCATTTCCAATAACTGCATAATTATCGCCTAATCCAGTTGTTGATGAACCTATAACTATTTGATTAGTTGCATCAGCGGCAGATGGATCGGCATCAACACCAATACAGATATTATTGCCCCCAGTTGTTATGCTATTTCCTGCAAACTGCCCAATGGCAACATTATAATTACCATCCCTATTATTTGCGTTTAATGCACTAAATCCAATAGCAACATTCCCAATACAACTTCCAGCAATAGTTCCTCCTCCTGCTCCATCTCCAATCGCTACCTCTCTTGAAACATCCTGATTGCCTATACCTTTGTGAACTTCATATCCTACTGCAGTATTTTCTGTATAAACTCCAGTTCCACCTCTAACAGCATAATTTCCTATAACTGTATTAAAATCAGAACCATCATTGTTTACATTATCCATACAAGAAACACCAATAGCAACATTTCCAGTCTCTGTTCCATCAGCATCCTCTAATGAATTTCCACCAATAGCTATATTTTGTCCACCACCATTATTTTTATTAGCATGATGACCAATATAAACTCCATAACTTGCAGATGTTCCACAAGTAGCAGTACCTAAAGCATAATAACCAATAGCGACTGCTCCAGTTACTGTATTATTTATTGCTCCACCCATTGCTAAATTGCCTATTGCGACATTCTTAGTAGAGGCTAAAGAATTAGCATCTGCATCTGTATTATAAAAAGCTCTGTCTCCTATCGCAACATTGTTTGCTCCAGTATGTGTTAAACCTGCTTGGTATCCTATAAAAGTTGAATTTCCAGCGGTAGTTAAAGCTTTTCCTGCTTGGTATCCTATCGAAATTTGATTTGCTCCCGAGGTTAATGCCTTATTTGCTTCATAACCGATTGAGATTGTTCCATCTGCATTACTAGCGTGATTTATAGCATAACCAGCACGATATCCAATACATATTAACTCATCACCAGTCGTGTTATTTGCTCCTGATTCTGTTCCAATAAAAATATTGTGATTACCTTCAGTTGTTAGTAATCCTGCATCCATTCCAAGCCCAACATTATTACCACCAGTTGTTAGAGCTGGTAATGATGTTCTTCCTAATGCAGTATTTTGAGAGCCAGTCGTTAAACTATCTAAACTTCCTTTACCAATAGCTGTGTTTTTATCGCCTTCTGTTAAAGCTTTTAAAGAGTCATAACCTAATGCAGTATTATCCGTAGCACCATTCATAGCACCTTGCATAGATTGTGAGCCAACAGCAGTATTATAGTTAGATGAGGCTGTTGTCCAAGTGCCATTCATAGTATTATAGCCTATGGCTGTATTGTAAGTACCTCCTGTATTAGTTCCATTAACATCGCTCATCACTCCATAACCAATAGCTACATTTGAAGCAACAGTATATGTTCCGCCTTTTAAAGTGTTTCCGCCAATAGCAACATTATAATCGTTATTACTATTGTTAGAATCAAGCATGGAATCACGACCTATTGCAATATTGTGATTTTCTCCACTAGCAGCCGTACTTAATGCATTTCTACCAATAGCTATATTTGAGTCTCCAGTAGTTAAATCCTCTAAGGCATTACCACCAATAGCAATACAATTACTAGCCGTAGTTATTGCATACAATGCTTTATAACCCAATGCTACATTTATTCCACCTCCAGTTAATCCACTAGAGGCATCTCCACGCATTGCGTAATATCCGACAGCAGTATTATAACTTCCATCTGTGCTATTTTCACCTGCGCCTAATCCCACCATAGAATTGTAATTACCAGTTGTTATATCTAAAAGACTATTAACTCCTACTGCAACATTTTCACCTCCAGTAGTAACCCCAAACATTGACCTATAACCAAGAGATGTATTATTAGAATGTGAATTATCACTTACACCATGTTGTGCTTGGTATCCTATTGCAGTATTACCAGTGCCAGTTTGATTATAAAAAAATGTTGCTCTACCAACAGCAGTATTGAATGTTCCACTTGTATTTCGATTACCTGCTTTTTCCCCAACGGCAGTATTACTATCACTAGTTGTATGAGATAAAGCATCACCACCAACAGCAACATTTTGAAATCCAGTACTGTTTGATAATAATGCACCATTCCCAATAGCTACATTATTTCCCCCTGAAGTTAGACTTACTCCAGCTTTCCAACCCAGTAGAGAGTTGTAATCTCCTTGTGTCATACTATGACCAGCGTGATACCCGACTGCAACATTGTAATCTGCATCATTCATTGCACCATTTAATACTTGATATCCAACACCTACATTCCCATTAGATGCTGATGTTGTCCAATTACCAGATGCTGCTCCAAAACCAAAAAATGTATTACCCCAATTATCAAGACCTCCAGTACTATAGAAAGCCCTATAACCGACTGCTGTGCATCCACTACTTTGACTATGCCGTTGACCTGCTTGGTATCCAATAAATACACAATTATCAGCAGTTGTTAAATCTTCACCAGCTTGATACCCAATTACGACATTGTTAGTAGCATCGGACAATGTATTATCACTAGCAACTTCTTCTCCTATAAAAACATTGTAATTTGAACCAGCATCTATATCTCCTATGCTTTTCCCAAATACTGTATTACTTGTACCACTATCATTATTAGATAGACTAATGCGAGAGTCGTCATCAAGTACGAATCTTGTTCCTCCACTAGAGCCAGTTCCAAATTTGAAAGAACCTTTAGCGTCTGAACTTCCTCTAAAATATTTAATATCACCTGCAAGACTACCAGCAGATGTAAATTGAATATTTGCTATTATATCATTTTCAGCTGGTCTATCTGCTTCCATTGTAAGATAAGTTTGCTGATCAACACTACCTGATTCTATTTTAAGTTGAGTATAAGAAGATGCATCCTTAATGTGTAAATTTGCACTAGGCGAGGTTGTTCCGATACCAAGCCGACCATCGTGGTCTAATCTCATACGCTCACCATAGGCAGTTCCATTATGAGTGGCAAAAATTAAATCATTTGAAGCCCCATAAGCTGATATAAAACCAGCGGCAGCCCCACCATCGTGTCCTAAAACTACTCCTCTTGACATACTACTATGCCTAGCTAATATAGTATAATTAAGGTTACCAACTAACTGAACGCCATTATCATTTACATCTAAAGTAGTAGTAGGGTCACCACCAATACCAACATATCCTCCATCAAATAAAGCTGCATAATTAGTATCTGCACCACCAACAGAAACATTTAATCCTACATTTTTTGTAGTTCCTGTGGCATCGTCTGAATTAACATCAACTTTTAATCCTGTTAAATTAACAGTAGATGCAGCGTTATCTGCACCTGAATCATCAAAGTCAATATGCATAGCATCATAATTAAGTGTTGCACCTGAGTCCATTGTGCTAGTTTTATTTATATCAAAAAGAACTGCTCTATTTGTATAAGAAGTATTCCCAATAACAGTTCGAGTTAAATTTATTGATGGAGTAGTAGTATCACTATGAACCAAATCTAAATGACTACTAGGAGATGTAGTTCCAAGCCCCAGCCTCTTATTTGATGCCTCAAAAAAGGCAATCGAACTACCACTTGAATCTTGTATATCTATATCTACACCAGTATTGTTACCTCTAATTACTGTATTGTTATTAATAGTTGAGTTAGTAAAATATGATGCCTTTGCCCATCCAGTTGTAGTAAAATTAGCAGAACCACTAATTGTACTAGCATCAATAAGTAATTTTGTACTACCATTAACATCAAAGCGATGTTTTTGACCACTACCTACATTAAATTTTAATTCAGGATTATCCCATACTACACTCGCATTACTACCAACTAACAAACCTCTTCCATTTGTATCGGCAACATTGACTTTTACTTGACCATTTGTCGTGTCTACAACAAAAATATCTCCACCATCTGATGCTTTTCTTACTAGAAACGCTTCAGTATCTGTTTTCTCTATTACTTGAGTGCCTTCGATTATTTCATCAAAAGCGAACGAGCCTCCACCTTCTACTTTTAAATCGCCCTGAACAACTAAATCTTCTGTGATTGTTATATCACCTTCAACTGTTCCACCGCTTGATAACCCAGCAGATATACTGCTTACCATTCCTTTTAACATTCTACTATCCTAACTGCTCCAGTTGTTGTTGAGGTTGAGTTATAATTAAAATAAATTGTATTGCCTAACCCTCTTGGAACTATCATTGAGGTTAATGTGTTCTTAGGAATTACTAAATCATTAGATGCATTTACATTCGTTTCGCT